TTGACGGCAGCGTATGCTAAGGTAGCCCAGGATGTACCGGAAAAAGTGTCGAGGAAGGTGGTGAAAATGGTTGGCCCGGCACTACCGTCAGCACCTTTGATATCAATATCAAAGACTTTAATGCCATCAGTAGTAAATATTCCGACGCATCCGTCATCTCCCTTAAACATCATGTGGAAACAGTTAGTTTCCCAAACACGACGTGCACCAACAGACATGCTTAAAAGTGACCCGTCAGCCACATAGGTCCAGAGATCTTGATGGTTGACGGAAACAGCTTTGAGGGCGCCCATGAAAATTTGGGCACAAGCACCACATTGGATGGCAGCGGGGGTGCCAAGATCGACTACGTTCCTGCCGAACTTGCCAAATTTGGCCCATTCGTTCTTAAATTTGCAAGAACAGCCTTCCTTGGCAATAGCCAGAGCTTGAGAAATACGGTCCCTACCTATCATCCAAATAAGTGATACGATAAGGCCCGTCTGTATAATAAGATCCCAAGTCCGGGAATAGAGTTTGAACTTGGGTCTGGTTGGATCAGTGGCATAGGCAGCTGTGTACTCCATTACATCTGTTCTGCCAGACAGAACAACATCCCTCAATTCCTGTATGAGGAGCTTATAGGCAGGTAATGTTGTAGCAATGCTCTGGTTCTGAAAGAGCGAGGCATGGCGGAGCAGAGACTCCTCTCGTGCGGCGGAGAGCCTGTAAAGGAAGGCATCAGCAACATTTCTAGGACTGATTCCATAGAGAGAGCGGGTAGAATAGAAACCACGCCACACGGACTTGAAAATAGTCCGAGGGGTGTAAGTTTTATCCCGTGAAAAGGTTTTGGGTTTTTCACCCTCGCATTCTGGGTGTTCTAATCTGACCCTATTTTCGGAGATGCGGGTACAGTACGTTGGTAAGGTGCAAGAAGGGCATCTTGGGTGGTCTAAATTAATCCTGCCGTAAATATCCCGACAATATGTGTCCTTGGCGCAACTAAAAATCCGGGAATCGATAAATAGCTTTGTTACACGGTTCTCACTTCCATAGAGTTTATAAAACCCGGTAAAATTGAGTCCGTATGCGGCGCCAAGGAGGGCTAGTTTGACTGCCACTTAGGAGTCACACCAACCATAGACGAGAATTGACACCGACTTGCCCATTGGTTATAGGCAACGTCGAGGCTGTTCTGCATAACCTCAGAATCAACCTCATATTGGGCGGTGGGAAATT